GAAGCCGAAGACAATGCTATTAGTTTATTGTTAGGCCAAACGTGCCTATCTTCTTCATTCATGCTTCCTTCTTCAATAAGTAAAGATTCCAATTTGTGCAAATCCGCACGTTGAGTTGGATTTTCTACAACTGATAGAAACGGCACAATTACCTCATTATAAATTCTTTCAGGCATGAGCAAAAACTCATCAATAATAATTCTATGAAAACGAAAACCACGCAGTTTTTCGCCATCGCCTAAAGGAAGAGCTCTAATACGACTAGCGCCAATTTCCATCAACCACTCATCATTGTTTTTGGAAGTTCTCGTGATGCATTGCCGGAAAAAACTAGCTTCAGGCTTATTGGCAATATCTTCTATTTTCTTAAAAATCATTTTAGCTTGTCGAAAAGATTTAGATATAATTCCAATTTCAACGCCTTGATTCAATACAGCATCCAATGCTGCAAAAATGCCAGTTGTAAAAGACTTGGACATTCCGCGGCTCCAAACCCCCAAAAAGTAATCTGTTTCAAACATGGATTTTATAGCCATGTGTTGAAACGGAAAAAGCTTTACGCCTAAAAGTAAATCAGTGGTAAATGTAACGTTGTTTCTCAAAAATTCATACAAAGCTATCTTAGCTTCACGCTCATCTAAAAAGCCATCTATTTCTAATAGCTCATCATTAGTACGAACTTTATTTGGCCTTTCTTTTTGCTTTCCTGCTACCCAGCTCATAAATTATCGAAAAAATATTGAACATCAGTCTGCCAGATTTTTTTGCCCGCAAGTAATATACGTGGTATTATGTCAGATGCTCTTTCTCTATTATCAACAAATACAAATTGGCATGACCTTGGAAACTCGTGAGACAAATCCTTAATTCTTCTTAATGTGTAATCAATATTTGATTTTCTATTAAAAATTTTATTTTCTTTTATCATTTTTTCAATACTAGATTCAATAACTACAAAAAGATATGAATTCATTTCTTGCGCTCTTTTTATTTCGTTTTTAAATCTACCTATATGATTTTTACTTAAAGTTCCCTGTAGATCATTCCCTGATTTTCTATCTACAAAAGTATAAGAATAATAATCTCCTAGCGCAGTATAATCTCCTATATCTAATTTTAAAACCTCTTGTTCGCACTTGAAGCTTAAAGGTTTTTGCTCTCTTGTATCTATAGCCACTTTTAAATCTAGTGGTATCGGATCGCTAAAAAAATTTTTAGGAATATTGTTATTGTACAGAGGTTCGCAGCCAATAGCTTCGCAGGCCGCATTATAACTCCCAAATATTTCTTTGCATAATTTTATAGAAGGTAAAAAAGAATTCTTTGTCTCTAAATGAAAAGGCCCATATTTTCTGTCTTTTTTGCAATGTCTCTTTTGCAGAAGGTTAAGAATGTATTCTTTGACTTCTTCTTTGGGTCTTTCTTTGCACCATTTCGTCAGTTGCTGTTTGGTGGAAAAATCTCTTTCAAAATATTCTTCATATCTTTTAAATGGAAGTGGATCTCCGGTTAATTTATTTACTCTTGGGAAGTATTTTGTATAATAAGATGCTAAGTTCAGCCCGTGCTGTTTAATGTGTTTATGCAAAGATGCCCTACTTGTGAATTCTTTTTTGCACTCAGCACACCTAACAATTTTGGGGTCGACATCTTCCATTATATAGCATCTTCTTTACTAATTCCCAATACACGAGCTTTCCAATCAGACATTTTTTCAATCTCGTCTGCCTCAACGCGCACTGATTGTTTTTGCATCTGAGCCATCTTAATCATCATCTTTCTTTCTTCTTCGTCCTGAAAAAGTTGAACTAAAGAAATTATAGATGCATTTCTTTGTTGTTGGTTTGCAACTCTCTTGGCTCTTTCTCCGTTTAATTTGGCCAACATCTTATCGATTCTGTTGATGCACTGATTGTATTCTTCTGCTTTTGTTTTTAACATTTCAGTTAACCGCATGGTTAAATCATTTTGACCCTCAGTATCATCAAACATTAAATTTAATTTTTGTTTTTGCTGTTCAATTTCTTTTAAATTGACATAATCCATGCAAACATTAACATATAAATTTAATTCGTCAGACGTTAAATCAGGCTTATCCCAAGTACTGCGTATGTATTCAGACTCAAATAAATCTCTATTTTGACGCGTGATATAAGAATTTATTACTTGAACAAATCTTGGGCCATTCAAATACCCAATTAATCTTTCAATGCATTTGCGATCTTGTACGTTTAACTTTTCTAATTCAAATTCTTTTGACGCTGCCTTATTAACCCTTTTGACTGCAGTTGATAATACTTTTGGGGCTGCATACTTTTCCCCTATTGCATCATCGCGAACAGTAACTGCAGATGGAAACTCTTTGCTAATATAGTCACAAAGCCCAATAAATTTAGCGCTTTCTGTAAAACCTTTATTTGTAGAATCATTAGGCCATAACAATTCCCCAATTTCTTTTTTAGTCATCTCAGGGCCATAATGCTGCTTCACAAAAACTTTTTCATTGTCGCTCAAAAAATATTTACTTGATTTCTTTTTTACTTTGGTCCTGTAATTCAGGCCCTTCTCTACCCAGTAATTTCTTACAGCTCTTCCTCTTTGAGTACTGCCCTTTTCAGCTGGGTCGTCAAATAACTTTTTGACAGCTTCACTTAAGTCTCCGTCTAACTCTTGAAATAAATCTAGACTTTTCTCTTTTTGCTCTTTTGTTAAAACATATTCTTTCATTCGAAAAATATATCCTTTTCCCCACAAATTTTGCGTGCTATTTTTTTATAAAAATTTTTAAGATTTTTGATTTGCTTATATCCTGCTTTTCTACCTTTTTCATTACTTTTATAACCTAACACATCTGCTACAACCTCTTCATCTATATTATCTATGAAAAGCATTTTATAAATTATGTAGTGCCTATCATTTAAATATTCTCTCATCGATAAATGAAGTTGACCAATAGCAGAATGTATATTATAATGATCCTCAGGCAAAGTAACTTTATCATAAGTATGATGCTCTAAGGAAACAGGAATTTTGATGTCATACGCTTGTTTGCGAGTTTTTTCCCATTTAGCATAATCACCGCATTCATTAGATTGCGTGCCACTGGGGGTAAAAGCGCACAAGTTAGATGTTTGCCCGGGGTTAACGTTTTCTTTAGATTGGTTGTGCTGGCAACTAATGCATGGTCTAGCAAAATTAGAATAATTATTCCTCAGAATATTTTTCATCTGATTGGAAATAATTTTATTCACCCAAGGCTCAATAGGCCTAGCTTGATCCCATTGCTCCCATTTTTTATAAATATGAGTTCGAATGATCTGAGAAACGTCTTCGAAATCAAACCACGCTATAGCGTGAAGATGCCATTTATAGAAACGCTTTCTTATTTCATTATCGATGACCTCATATTTATCTTCATAGGTTTGTTTCTTTTTACTGGGGGCCACCGGTATCTGTTGGTTTGTTTCGAGAACTTGCGCAATCAATCTTAGATTGATTTTCTAAATCGCTTTTATTTTTGAACATTTTTTTATGTCCGCGTTTTTTATGTTGTGGATATTTTACGTCATCTGGATGAACAGGATTATTAACAAGATTCTCAAATGTAAGCTTGTTGGCAGACATTTCAATGTCATATTCTAATTTTGAAATGTCAGGAATGTAATCATCATCTTGTTCTTCAACAGAGGCGCTTGCCTTTGAAGATTTTAATTTTGGACCGTTTCTGGGTGCATCCAAAGACCCAAATTTAGTTCCACACCCCTGACAAAAGTTTGGTTTACTCAAGGAGTAACTATTTTTCGCTCCACACTCTGGACAATATATACTAGCCATAATAAGTTGTATCTATAATTTATTTTTTTAAATTATTTTCTAGTTTATTCACAATAAATTTTAAAATTTCACTGCGAACAATGTCATTTTCAGTAAACTTAAAGGTATGTATTCCTTTACTTTTTGAATCTTCATCGTCAAAAACTTTACACAACGGAGAAAAGCCTGTTTTCCCATTTATGTCAGATTGCATAGGATCCCCACAAATAAAATACTTAGAGTTATCTCCAATTCTAGTAATTAAAGTAACAAGCTCTTTCATTGTAAAATTTTGAGATTCGTCGGCTATGACTAACTTGTTAGCCCAACTCGCCCCCCTTAAATAATTAATAGGGGCGCACTGTATAATGTTTTCTTCAAATAACATTTTAATTTGATTTTTATCAAGCAACTCTTCTAACTTGTCTTGTAATGGCATCATAAAGGGATGAAACTTTTCATTAACATCTCCCGGCAAACTTCCTAAATTTCTCTCTGCGCTTTCTGCTATTGTTCTTACATAAACAATATCTTGATTCATATTCATATTGAATAGCTGTAAAGCCGCATAAATAGATATAAAAGTTTTTGAGGCTCCTGCTGGACCTGAAACAAAAACAATTTTTGTGTTTTTATCAAAAGCGATTTTTAAAAATTCATGTTGCTTTTTAGTTAAATCAAATTTATTAAGATAAAGCTTGTACTTATTTTCAGCAAGTGGTATTATCTTTTCCGACGCCGAAGACTTCTTCCGTCTACTCATTACAATATATTACACTTGACTTCGATAAAAAACCT